GGATCCGGATCCGCGACGGTGTACTACCGATCGAGCGCCACGCAATGGACGCGGGACACGGGCGCCACGTTCACGATCTACAACACGCAAGCCGAGACGATCTCCGGCTCGATCCGCATTCAAACGAAGCCGATCGGCGGGGAATTGTGGGTCGACGTGGAGGCCTGTCCGGCATGAAAAAGGGGAATCCGGGCTGTCCGTGTTGCGGGGGGGACGGGATCGCGTGCGCGGCAATCGCGCCGAACCGAATCCCGGAAACCGTCTATCTGGCCGAGCTCGATCCGGCCGGCCTGTACGACGACGCCACGGGGGGCGGATTCGCGACGGTGCTCAGTTGCTCGAATCTCGCGCTGACCTGGAATGCCGGCCTCGCGGCGTGGGTGAACAGCGCGGCGGCTTGCCAGTTATTCGTGATCGTCAATCCTCCGTTCGGTTTCACGTTCTTTCCAACGGTGCGCATGCGGTGCGGGTTGGATGCGTATGGGGATCCGAAACTGTTTCTATCGGTGCAATGCTTTTCGTATGTGAAGGGGATCGGGTCCTGTATCCACGTTCGCGAAGTCGAGGCGAGCTCGATCACGGCCTCGCCGTTCGCCGCGACGTTTGACTTTGCCGATCTGCCGAGCTCCGGATCGACGGAATGCGAATCGAGGTCCTCGATCTGGCCGGCGCTCGAATTGGTGGTCGCGGAATGATCGCCGGCGATCTCCCTCCGGCCTTGCTGCGCCGGTTCGCCGATCGGCCGGAGGTCCTCGCGGAGCATGCGCGACAACGGGCCGAGCGGCGGCGTTGGAGTCCGACCAGGGCGGCGAGCTCCTCGAGCTCCTCGCCGCGGATCCTCGCCGGGGCGCTGGATGAATGGACCTACGTATCCCTCGAGCAACTCACGCGCGACGCGGCGCTCCTCGCTCCGGAGCTCGCCGCGGTCGATCTTGTGGTCGGGGTGGCGCGGTCCGGCCTGATCCCGGCGGCGCTGCTGGCCGGTTGGATCCATCGGCCGTTACGGTCGTTCTCGCGCTCGGCCGGCGTGGTGACGATCGGCGGGGGGGTCCGGCTCGATGGATTCGCCGGCGAGGTCCGATCGATCGCGGTGATCGATGACACGGCCGCGCGGGGGGTGGCGATGGCGGAGGCCTGCGCGGCGGTGGCCGAGCTCTGGCCGGAGGCCTCGATCCTCCGCGCCGTCGTCTATGCGCATCCATCGGCGCTCGCGGCCGGAGCGGTGGACCTGGCGGCGCGGATCTATCCCGGCCTCCATTATCTCGCGTGGAATTGGCCGAATGCCGGCCACGGCCTCGCGTGCGCGTTCGACTTTGACGGGATCTTGTGCCTCGATCCGCCGGAGGGGCTCGATCCCGGATCGGAGGAATACGATCGGTTCATTCTCGAAGCGGTGCCGTTGTACCTGCCTCGCCGCGGTCCGATCCCGGCGATCATTTCGGCGCGGCCGGAGCGGGTGCGGGGGCTTTGCCTCGAGTGGCTCGAGCGGTACGGGATCACGGCCGAGCGGTTGATCCTCCGCGACGGGCCGAGCTCACTCGAGGGGTGGAGCGAGGAGCGTATCGCGCGATGGAAGGCCGAGCGGTTTCTCGAGCTCGATCCGCGGCCGGCGCTCTTCGCCGAATCCTCGCCGGCACAAGCCGGCGTGATCGCGCTCGAGACGCTCCGGCCGGTGATCTGTCCGGCCGCGGGGCGGGTGGTGGTGGCGCGGCCGGAGCCGGCCGAGCTCGCCGAGCTCCTCGAGCGCCGCCGGCGGTGCGGTTGGCTCTCTCGCGAGGGGTGTCGGTGTCGATGCGAGCGGCTCGCGCGGCCGGTCGATACCTGGCTCGATTGTCGCCGGTGCGCGGAGCTCCCTCCGGCGAGTGAGTGAACGCAACGGGCTTGACGGTTCCGAGCGCCGGATCTAGGCTCGCATTCACTCACTCAACTTTGATCGCCGCGGTCTAAGACAATCCGGCCGCGACGGTCCTCACGATGAAGGATCCGAGAGATGGCAACATCGGCGAGCGATGAATCCCGCGGCGAGGCCGCGGCGGGTGGTTTCGTGCCTTTCTGGCTCGTGTCCGATCCCTCCGACGCGCAGGAGCTCCGGGATCGATTCGAGGATCTTCCGGCGCTGCGCTGGGGGTGGCTGGGCTCGTGTGAATCGGAGCGCAATCTCGCCAAGGTCCTCGAGGCCGATCCGGTTCTCCTCTTGCGCGAGGGGGAAAAGCATCAGACCGGGATCGCCGCGCGGCTCAATTCGGCGATCCAGGAATCGGGCCGGCCGGGGCTCCGGGTGGCGGTGCTTCCCGGCTGGAAACGGTCGCAATCGTTGGCGAGCTACCTCGCGAAGCTCGAGGAGATCGAGCCGGCGATCGCCGATCCCCTCGAGCTCGCGGGCTGGCTCGAGGAGCGGCTCGCCGCGCCGTCGCCTCTGGCGTTCGGCTCCGCGGCCGGCCTCGCCGGCGACGACTTGGAAACCTGTTGGCAGTGGCCGGATCCTCCGGAGCCGGAGGCCTATTCGGGGATCCTTGGCGAGCTCGTGGCGTCGATCGCTCCGGAAACGGAAGCCGATCCGGTGGCGGTTCTGGTTCAACTCTTGATCGGCTTCGGGTCGCTGATCGGCCGGACGGCGCACGCGCGGGTTGAGAGCTCGCGGCATTACGCGAATGAATTCGCGGTCCTGGTCGGGGATTCGGGCAAGGCGCGCAAGGGGACAAGCGAAGATCGGGCGCGGGCAGTTTTCGAGGTAGTCGATCCCGATTGGACGCGCCGGCGGATCAAGTCCGGCCTCGCCTCCGGTGAAGGGTTGATTCATGCGGTCCGGGACAAGCGCACCGAACGGCAACCGATCCGGCAAAAGGGGATGATTGTTGACTATCAGGAAGTCATCGTCGATCACGGCGAGGCCGACAAGCGGATCCTGATCCTCGAATCGGAATTCGCGCGCGTTTTGCGGGTCCTCGAGCGTGAAGGTAACACCCTCAGTCCGATTCTCAGGCAGGCATGGGACGGGAAGGATCTCGAGACGCTCTCCCGCGCCAGCAACGCCACGGCGACGGCGCCTCACGTTTCCCTGATCGGTCATATTCCGGCGGACGAATTGGTTCGCCTCATGTCCTCCACGGAGGCGGCGAGCGGCTTCGCGAATCGGTTCCTATGGGTGGCGGTGCGGCGTTCCAAGATGCTGCCCTTTGGAGGCCGGGCGGCGGCGCTGGGGCGGTTCCGCGAGCCTCTCGAGGCGGCGATCGCGGCGGCGCGGGCGGTGGAGTCGATGACCTGGTCGGACGGCGCCGCGGAGCTCTGGCGGCGTGAATATCCACGGCTCTCGGCCGGCCGGCCGGGGCTCCTCGGATCGATTATCAATCGCGCGGAGGCGCATGTCCTGCGCCTCGCCTTGCTGTACTCGCTCCTCGAGAACCGCGGGCCGGAGTGGGCCGGCAAGATCACCGATACCGGCCTCCGTTCGGCGCTGGCGCTGTGGGACTATTGCGAGCGTTCGGCACGGTTCATTTTTGGCGATTCGCTGGGGTCGCCGCACGCTGAGCGGATCCTCGAGGCGATCCGGCTCCGCGGTCCGGAGGGGATGACGCGGTTGGAGATTCGGGAGCTCTTTGGGAATCATCGGGCGAGCGAATCGATCGCGAAGGATCTCGCCACGCTGCTCCGGCACGAACTGATCGAGCGTGAACTCGTGAACACTGGGGGCCGGCCTCGGGAGCTCTTTCGGGAGAAAAACCTCGACACCGTGCGCGGAAAGCGCGGAAAGCGCGGAAAGGTCCTATTATCGGACGTTGACAATTGTCAGGGGGGGGCTTTCCGCGCTTTCCGCGCTTTCCGCGCAGGGTCCGGAGGATTTTCTTTTCGGCCGGTTCCGCGGGGGAGCGACGGGGCTCCGGATGGGATTCGGGGCGGGTTGGGGAATCTGGATAGAGACAACGGTCCGGCCGTCTGAAACTGGCTCCGGCCTCGCCGCGGCGGTGTCAGGGTGGGCACGGTCCGCGCGTCGAATGGCCGGAGCGAACGGGGCGGGGGGCGGCGCGCCGGGTCCGCTCCCCGGTCCGATTCTTCAAGGTTCCCGGCGGTTTACTTTGGCACTGGAGGATCCAGAAATGAACCGATTTTCTGAGGCGCTGGGGCGGCTCAAGCGCTCGCCGTTCGGCCGGCTCGTGATCCAACGGCCTAACGGGGGCCACGTCGTAGCGATCTTCGCCGATGGTCGCACGATGGGGATTCAGGCTCACAAGGGCACGAACGGCCGGATCAAGCTCACGATCGAGGCGCCGGCCGATGTCACTCTCGCGCGGCCGGAGCACGATCGCCGGCTCCGGGGGCTTCACTTCGCCGAATCCTGGGAGAACGGCGGGGGGCCGAGCGGGCTCGATCTCCGGCTCGAGGAGCTCCTCGATCGATCGGACCGCGAGGCCGAATCCGGCGAGGGCCTCCGCGGAGGCCTGGCGCGGGCTCCCCTGGCTCGCAAGGGGGGCCGGCGATGAAAAACCCGACGATCACGGCCGAGCTCGTGTACGAGCTCCGGGAAGCTCAAAAGCGGTTTTTTCGATCGAGCAATTCGGCCGATCTCGCCGCGGCGAAGCGGCTCGAGGCCAAGGTCGATCGCGAGCTCCGGAAAGTGTTCGCGCCGTGGCTCCCTGGATTCGACGCGGAAGGGGGTGATGGATGACGACCGATTTCGCCTACCTCGCCGGGACTCGGATCTCGGCCGGCTGGCGCGAGGTCCGGCGTAACTTCCTCCGGCTCTCCGTGATGATCGAGGAGCCGGACGGATCGATCCGGATCGTTGATTGTTTCGCGGAAAGTCGAAACGTCGATGGGATCCGAACGGTTCGGATCCCCCACTATCAGCCGGAGGCGCTCCTCCGCGCCGTCGCTCCGATCCTCGATGCTTCGAATGATCCGGTGAAAGGGAAGTTATCCGGCGTGTCAATTGAGGGCTTCAATTGGTCGATTACTCGCCACGATGGCGGCGACGTGATGCTCGAGGGGGTGTTCTTATGATCGCGATCACTCCGGATCTGACGGCGATCGAGATCGCCGGCGATTGGGAAAAAATGGGCGGCGAGCCGTGCTGGTCGCTCACGATCACGGTTTCGGAGTGGGGGCGGGATCCGCTCCGAATCCGCCACGTTCTCCAAGTGGTGCGCGCCGTTACGGGCGCGGCGCTCTGGTCGGTGCCGAATCCGGTTCCGGGTTGGCTTTTCGAGATCGTCGCGGCCGAGCGCAAGGCGCTTGGCCGTGGTGATGCGTTTCCGGTTTTTCATCCCTTCGCCGGCCGGTTTCGATTCGAGGATTCGGGCGCGGCGTACTTCGAACGAATGGAGGTGATCGAATGATCGACGGTTGGATCCGTTGTGATCGCTGCGCGGCGCTGGTTCCGATCCGGGAATCGATGCCGGGCGTTTTCACGGCCGCGCATCACTGCCGGCCGCGCGCGGCGGAGGTCCTCGAGATCGGTCGGTTTTCGTTCTCGACTCCGGCGCCGGATTTTGTGTTCGGCGATCTTCCAGAGTGTGCAACTCAACACGGTTTCGCGGAGTGAAACGAGATGGAACGGTCGAAATTATCTCGCTGCGCGTTCTGTCGGTTTTTTGACCGATTGACGCCGGACGAATCCGGTTCACCGATCAGTTACTCCGGGGCGTGTCGTGTTCGCGCTCCACGCGCGAACACGCGGAGCTCGGGGATTGAGAATCAAGCGGCATGGCCGATCGTCCACGAATCGGATTGGTGCGGCGAATACCGCTATTTGGTGCCACAAGAAAACCCCTAGGGGATGTAAGACGCACCCCCTAGGGGCTGAAGGATCTCCCGGCCTTACTCAAGGGCCGGGCCGGACTCCCTTCCCCACCGAATGATACCGGGTGGAAGGGTGTCCAGTGGAGCGGATCGGGATCGAACCGACAACCTCAGCATTGCGAAAGCTCGGGTAGTTCGTGATCTAGGCTCCGATAGTAGGGAAGAAACATCCGGGACGGAGCTCTCCTCGAGGGTTCCGTCCCGTGTCGTTTCGTGCTGCGGTTTCGCTCGATCGGTGGCGCTCGCACGTTCTCGCGATCTACGCTCCTCCCCTACGCTCGGCCTTCACTTTCGCGAGGATGGTGCGGATCTTCCGGATCCTCGAGGAGCTCGGCCTCGCATCCACGGCCGAGATTGGAGTCGATCTCGTTCGCCGGTTCCTCGCGGCGAGGCCGGCCGGCGAGAGTCCTAACACGGCCGCGACTCTCCTCGCGGTCCTCCGCGCGGCGATCAACCTCGCGGAGCTCGAGGGGTGGGTCGAGTCGAATCCCTTCGGCTCCGGCCGAGCATGGATCCGGCGGCGAGCTCCGGCTCCGCGGGCGCATCATTCGATCGAGGAGATCCGGCGCGTTCTCGATCTCCTCGAGGCCGAGCTCGACCAGGCGGACGGCGAGGAGCGGCTCCGGCCGGGCCGGCTCTGGGCTCTCGCGGCGACGTATGCCTATACCGGCCTCCGGAAAATGGAAGCGCTGCAGATGCGGGTGGAGGATCTCGATCTCGAGGCCTCGCTCCTCGCGCTGGTGGAGCGGGGGCGAAGATTCAAGACCGCGGCGAGCTCGGCTCCGATCCCGATCGCCGGCGAGCTCGAGGCGATCCTCCGGCGCTGGCTCGCGATCCTCGCGGAGCTCGAGGCCGGCCGCGGCGGGTGGCTCTTTCCGAACCGGTCCGGATCGGGTCCATGGATCGACGGGGGGATCGGTTTCCGTCCTACCGATCAACTCAAGGCCGCGGGGGAGCGGGCCGGAGTGGCGGGATTCACTCCCCTTTCCCTCCGGCACTCATGGGCAACGCACGCGGAGCGCTGGGGGCTTTCCGACACTATGATCCAGCGCGTTTTGCGACATACTTCCTCGCGGACTCAACTTCACTATCGGCACGCCGATCGGCGTAACATGGTTGAGGCGGTGCGGGGGGTGTCTTTTGGAAGTGATCCGGATCACTTCCAAGCGGTGTCTGGAAGTGATCGATCACTTCCGGCCGAGCTCGAGCGGCTTCTCGGCCGGCGGGTCGATCCGAAGCGCCTCGCCGCGGTTCTGGCCTTGTTGGATTGAAGGGGGTTCGATGTTCAATCCGAGAGACTTCGCGAAAGTCGAGGCGGCTCGAGTGGTCGAGCTCAAGCCGGAGGAAACGGCCGAGCCTTATGCTTACGAGATCCAAGTCACTCTCCGCGCAACGCTCTGGACTTCATCACGCGAGCAAGCCTCGAGGATCCTCGCGGAGCTCTTGAAGCAAGCCTAGGCGCCTCGCCGCGGCTCTGGCTCGCCGCGGATCGGTATCGTTCGGGCGTGGTGGTCGCAACATTCGCGAAGCCTCGCGGCGATCGCCTCGAGGCCGGCGACGACTTTCGCGAGGGCGAATCCGAGCGCCTCATCGGGGCAATCGGTGGCGGCTTGTCGCGCCGTCTCAATGAGATGGTTTCCGAGCGATTCGGCCTCGAGGGGAGTCAAGAGGAGCCGGAGCGATTGGGCGCCGTCCAGGCGATCGGTTCCAACGAGCTCAAGGTACCAATCGCGGCGACGGATCGACCAGTCCGATTGAGACGCGGGCGCGGAGGGGCCACGGTGGTAGGTAATCAACATCGGCGGGACTCCAAGAAGTTAGCCAAGCGCGAACGAACCAAAGCGAGGAGACAATCCGATCCAATGCCATAGAATCGATCAACCATGCACGCGCTATCCTCGCCACGGTGGCGGGCGCAGGCAAGATCGATCGAGGGATCTATCGATGAGCGAGGAAACGGATCTGGATTCGATCGCCGCGGTAGCGGATGAAGCGGTCCGGATGATCGCGGAGGAGGCGCTCCGGCTCGATCGCGTGCTTGATATGGTGACGCGGGCGGCGAGCCGATACGAGCGACTCCGGACTCGATTCGAGGAGCGAGCGAGCGCGGCCGATGATCGGCTCGTGAGGGCGCTCCGCATGGTCGGGGGTCGGTGGGTCGATCGAGAGACGGGGTTCACGTTCGCGCTCGCGGAGGATTTCCGGGGGTGGAAAGTGACGACGGATCGAGCTCCGCGGGTCCTTCCTCGGGTCTGAAAAAGGAAAGCCCCAGAGGGAACGGACGCGGGGTGCGGTAGACTTTCTTTCGATCGGCCTCGCGGTTCGGGCCGATCGTAGGAACGGCCGGCGGCGTGGCCGGCGAATGACCAGAGTCGACCAGAGTCGACCAGAGTCGACCAGAGTCGACCAGAGACGACCAGGGCGAAGCATGGGCACGGCCGAAGCGCCGGAGGATCCGCAAGGTTACGAGCGGATCAAGGCGCGGGCCGCGGCTCGATCGGCCGAGCTCTCGCGCAAGGGGCGCGAGCTGGGGGAGCTCCCCGCGGTGGTCAATCCGCGGCGACGGAAACGGGCCGAGAAGTCGTTTCGGTTTTTCGCCGAAACGTATTTCCCCTTGTCGTTCCCGTTGAAGTGGAGCCGGGACCACCTGCGCGTGATCGAGCGGATCGAGGCCGCGGTCCTCGAGGGGGGACTCTTCGCGCTGGCGATGCCTCGCGGCTCCGGAAAAACGACGCTATGCGAGGCCGCGGCGATCTGGGCACTCCTCGCCGGGCATCGCCGATTTGTGTGCCTGATCGGCTCGAGCGAGGCGCACGCGGTGGAGATGCTCGATTCGATTCGGGTTGAGCTCGAGGTATCCGAGCTCTTGCTCGAGGATTGGCCGGAGGTCTGTTTCCCGATCGCACGGCTCGAGGGGATCGCGAACCGCGCCGCCGGTCAAACGCACCATGGGGAGCGGACGCGGATCTCATGGACCGATCGCGAGCTCGTTCTCCCGACGATCGAGGGGAGCAAGGCCTCGGGCGCCGTCGTTCGGGTGGCGGGAATCACGGGGCGGATCCGCGGCATGAAGGCGAAGCGCGCGGACGGCGAATCGATCCGGCCGGAGCTCGTGATCGTGGACGATCCGCAAACCGACGAATCAGCGCGCTCCCTGGCACAATGCGAGCAACGGGAGCGGATTCTCTCGGGGGCGGTTCTCGGCCTCGCCGGGCCGGGCCGGACGATCGCCGGGATCCTCCCTTGCACGGTCATCCATCCCGGCGACGTGGCCGATCGGCTCCTCGATCGCTCGATTCATCCGGAGTGGAACGGCGAGCGGTGCCGAATGCTGTACGCGCTGCCGAATCGGCTCGATCTCTGGGATCGCTACGCAGAGATCCAAGCGGACGGAATGAGGGCCGGCGACAACGGCGCGGCGGCGACGGCGTACTACAAAGCAAACCGCAAGGCGATGGACGCGGGCGCCGATCCGGCCTGGCCGGCGCGGTTCAATCCCGGCGAACTCTCCGCGATCCAGCACGCGATGAACCGACGCATCCGGGACCCGCTCGCATTCGCCGCGGAGTGTCAAAACGAGCCGATCCAAGCCACGGAGCGCGGCGAGGAGATCACGGCCGAGCGGATCCTCGAGCGCGTGAACGGGTACCACCGCGGGGCGATCCCGATCGGTGCCTCACACGTCACGGCGATGATCGACGTTCAACAATCGGCGCTCTTCTGGCTTGTCTCGGCCTGGTCGGACGATTTCACGGGCGCCGTCGTGGATTATGGTGTCTATCCCGACCAGGGGCCGGGGTACTTCACGCTGCGCGAGCTCAAGAAGCCACTCGAGGCGATTCACTCCGCGGCCGGCCTCGAGGGGCGGCTCCTCGCCGGCCTGGAGGCGCTTACGGCCGAGCTCGCGGGCCGGGAATGGGTTCGCGAGGATGGGGCGCGGCTCCGGCTCGATCGGGGCTTGATCGATGCCAATTGGCACGCATCCACGGAAGTCGTTTACGACGTGGCGCGGAGGTCGCCGCATGGTGGGGTGTGGGTTCCGTCTCATGGTCGTTATGTGGGCGCGAGCTCCGCGCCGTTTTCGGATTACAAGCGCAAGCCGGGTGATCGGGTGGGGCTCAACTGGAGACTCCCATCGGTGGCCGGCCGGAGGGCGGTCCGTTATGTGGTCTACGATTCGAACTACTGGAAATCGTTTCTTGCCGAACGGCTGGCGACGGCTCGCGGTGATCGGGGCGCTCTGTCTCTGTATGGGTCTCGGCCGGCCGATCACCGAATCCTCGCCGATCACTTCACTGCCGAGTATCGGGTCCGGACAAGCGGACGCGGCCGAGAAGTGGACGAATGGAAAGCGCGGCCGGGGCGTGATAATCACTGGTTCGACTGTGCGGTGGGCGCGGCCGTCGCTGCCAGTATGTGCGGGGCGCAACTGTCCGGGATCGGCTCCGGCGTGGGTGTCGGATCCGGCTCCGGATCCGGCCGCGGCCGTGTTTCCTTCGCCGCAATCCGGGAACGTCGCCGGAGCCGATGATCGGGCGCCGGATCCGCCGGAGGTTGCTCCGGCTTGGAATACCGACCAGGGCGGCGGCGAGGAGCTCCTCGCGAACGACCAGGGCGGCGCCGAGCTCCTCGCCGGCGAGCTCGCCGCGGCTCCGGCCTGGAATACCGACCAGGGGGCCGGCGAGGGCCTCGAGGCGATCCCGTGAGGCCTCCGGAGCCGGAGATCGCCGCGGGGGAGCTCCGGCCGGTGGCCTGTCGCCGGTGCGGGTGTCGTGAGCTCCTCGCGGTTCGGATCGAGGAGCGCAACGGCCGGCGGATCCGCCGGGGATCCTGCCGACACTGCGGCGCGGCCGTTTCCACGGTTCTCGGGATTCGGACCGATATCGGAGCCGAGATTCCTCGATCATAGGAGCGCCATGGGTTGCGATGTGGGGACGAGCCGGAGGGGGGAGCGAATCCCCTCGCCGGCTTGTTTTGTTGCGGGGGGAAGCGATGGCGGACGAGAGCCTCGAGGAGACGATCCGGACCGCGGCGGCGAAGCCGAGCAAAGCCTCGAGCGATGGGCAATCGGTGGAAGCGGTTCCGGTGCGCGACTTGATCGAGGTCGATCGCTACCTCGCGAGCCGATCCGCGGGCGTGAATCCGCGGAAGTTTGTCCGGGTATCGCGGTTCAATCCGCCGGGGGGATCCTGATCGATGCACGTAGTCGTGAGGGATTGGCACGATCGCCGGAGCTCCTCGCCGCGGAGGTCGATCCGGGCGCGCTACGACGCGGCGCAGACGACCGAACAGAACCGGAGGCACTGGCTTGCGGCCGATTCGCTGGGGGTGAATCGGGGGCTCTCCCGTGAGGTTCGGCAACGGCTCCGGGATCGCTCGCGGTATGAGGTCGCCAATAACTGTTATGCGGCGGGATTGGTGACGACGATCGCGAACGACCTGATTGGAACGGGTCCGCGGCTTCAACTCCTGACCGATGATCCGGCGCTCAATCGGCGGATCGAGGCCGAATGGAATCGCTGGGCGCGGGCGGCGCGGCTCGCGGAAAAGCTCCGGACGATGCGCGAGGCGCGGATCTCGGACGGCGAGGCGTTTGCCTTGCTGGTGACGAATCCGGGGATCCGATCGGAGATCTTGCTCGATCTCCGGCTTGTGGAGGCCGATCAAGTCACAACTCCCGATCTGTCGGGCCTCGAGCCGGAGGCGATCGACGGGATCGAGCGCGACGGCAACGGAAACGCGATTGTGTATCACGTTCTCGACTCGCATCCCGGCGAGGGGCGCGGGCTCGCGGGTCTGGCTTACTCGAGGATCCCGGCGCGGAATGTGTTGCACTGGTTTCGGGTCCGGAGGGCCGGGCAAGCGCGGGGGATCCCGGAGCTCACTCCGGCGCTCGGCCTGTTCGCGCAACTGCGGCGGTATACGGTGGCGGTCCTCGCCGCGGCCGAGATCGCGGCCGAGATCGCGGGGGTCCTCTACACCGATTCGCCGGCGATCGAGCCGGACGCGGCCGAGCCTTTCGAGGCGATCGATCTCGAGGCCGGATCGCTCCTCACCATGCCGAACGGTTGGAAGGTCAACCAATTGAAGGGGGAGCAACCGACCACGACCTATGGCGAATTCAAGCGCGAGATTTTGAATGAGATCGCGCGGTGCGTGCTCGCGCCGTACAACGTCGCCGCGGGGAATTCATCAGGCTACAACTATTCATCCGGCCGGCTGGATTTTCAGAGTTACGACAAGGCGCTGCGGGTCGATCGCCACTCGCTGGCGTGCGTGGTCCTCGATCCCTTGCTCGAGGAGTGGCTCCTCGAGGCCTCACTCATTCCCGGCCTCGTTCCCTCCGATCTCCGCATCCAGGGGATTCCCCATCGTTGGTTCTGGGACGGCCTGGAACATGTCGATCCCACGAAAGAGGCGCAGGCGTCGGTAATCCGGATCGAGGCGAATCTCTCGACGCTGGCCGATGAGTGCGCGCGGGATGGCTCCGATTGGGAAACGGTTCTCGCGCAGCGCGCGGCGGAGGTCGCTCGGATCCGCGAGCTCGGCCTCGAGACGGCGAGCTCCTCGAGCGGAAACACTCCGGCGGATCCCGCGCCGGTGAACGACCAGGCGAACGACCAGGCGAACGACCAGGGGGGCGGCGATGGCGCGGCGGAATAACGGCAAGGCGAATCACTACGGCGAGCGCGGCGAGCTCGTGTTCTCGAGCGAGGGGCGGATCGAGATCGAGGCCGGCGAGCCGGCCGGGATCGAGGCCTCCGGCGAGGCCGGATCGCCGCGGCGACTCCCGCGGTTTTCGATGACGGCCTATTCGGGGGGCCTGCTCACTTTGAAGTGGTGGCGGGATCCCGTGATCGTCGATCTCGAGGGGCTCCGGATCCCGTCGCAAACGCGGCCGATCCGGCTCAATCACGACGAATCGAGGGGGGTCGGGCATACCGACTCGATCACGATCGCGGCCGGTCAACTCCTCGCCGCGGGGGTGATCTCACGCCGGACGCCGGACGCGCGCGAGGTCCTCGAGAGCGGGCTCGAGGGGTTCCCCTGGCAGGCATCGATCGGGGCCTCGATCGGCCGATACGACCGGATCGAGGCGGGGGCGAGTGTTGTCGTGAACGGCCGGACGTTCTCCGGGCCGGTCAACGTGGTAAGGAGCTCGACTCTAGGGGAGATCTCGTTCGTGGATCTCGGGGCCGACTCACAAGCTAGCGCGAGGGTGGAAGCAATGGCAGGCGAGCGAGATCACGATCACGAGAACGACCAGACGAACGACCAGGGCGGCGAGGAGCGGGGGCGCGAGCGGATCGAGGCGAGCTCGGCCGCGGCCGCGCTCGAGCGGGTTCGGCGTGATCGCGAGCGATTGCAGGCGATCCAAGCGCTCGCGGTGGAGGCCGCGGGGATTCCTGGCTCTGACGTGAACGCGATTCAGGAGATGAGCGGACGGGCCGAGCGCGAGGGTTGGGGCGCTGAGCGTTTCGAGCTCGAGATCTTGCGAGCCTCGCGGGCGCGGGCTCCGATCGCCGGCCGGTCGCTCCCTCAGTGTGAGACGATCGAGGCGGCGCTCTGTCTCTCGGCCGGGATGCCGGAGGCGGCGCTCGATCGGCATTTCGGCGAGCGGACGATCGAGGCGGCGCTCTCGCGGCCGTTCCGCGGGATCGGCCTCGCGGAAGTCTTTTTCCTCACGATCGAGGCCGCGGGCCGATCGGTCCGGGCCGGCCGGCTCAATGACGACACGATCCGGACGGCGTTTGAATGTGATCGCGAGATCCGCGCCAGTGGGAACGGATTCTCGACGATCAGCCTCTCGGGGGTACTGGGGAACGTCGCAAACAAGGTGCTCCTCGAGTCGTTCACGGCCGTTGAAGCGGTCGCGCCGATGATCGCGGGGATTCGCGATTGCAACGATTTCAAGACGCACACGAGTTATCGACTCACGGCCGGCGGCGACGTGGCCAAGGTCGGGCCGGGGGGCGAGCTCAAGCACGCGACTTTGAGCGAGGAAAGCTATACCAACAAAGTCGAGACGTGGGGGCGCGTGATTACCCTCACGCGGCAAGATATCCGTAACGACGATATGGGGGCGTTTCTGGCACTCCCGCGGATGCTCGGCCGGCGCTGTGCTCTCGCTCGAGAGAAAGCGGTGTTCGAGCTCTTGCTCTCGAATCCGTCCAGTTTCTTCCATGCCGACAACGCCAATTATCAGAGCGGAGCCGGGACGGCGCTCTCGATTGCCTCGCTGACGACGGCCGAGAAACTGTTTCTCGATCAAGTCGATTCCGACGGCGCTCCGATCTTGATCTCGCCGGCTTACTTGCTGGTTCCCACCAGTCTGAAGGTGACGGCGCAACAACTCATGACCGAAACGCGCGTCAACGAAACGACCACGGCCGGAGCTCCGAAGCCGGCGAACAATCCGCACGCGGGCAAGTGGACTCCCCTGGCCTCGCCTTATCTCAACTCTCAGGCGCTGAGCGGCTCGAGCGCAACGGGTTGGTATCTGTTCGCGAATCCGGCGGACGTTGCGGCGATTGAGATCGCCTACCTCGCCGGCGTGCGCGAGCCGATGATCGAATCGGGATCCACCGATTTTGACGTTCTCGGGATGCGGTGGCGTGCGGTTTACGATTTCGGCGTGGCGATGCAGGATCCGCGGGGCGCGGTGCTCTCGGCCGGTGCGTGATCGGGAGTCGTGAGATCGACCAGGGCGGCGAGGAGCTCCTCGCCGCGGGATTCATAGGTGAGGCCGGAGGGTACAACGATGGGCGCGGTGATGATTCAAGAGGGCGGGACGATCGACTACACGCCGGGATCCGATCTCTCGGCCGGCGCGGTGGTGGTACAAGGCGAACTGGTGGGCGTGCTGGTCAGTGATACGGCCTCCGGGAAGCTGGGGGCGCTCGCGGTCGAGGGCGTTTTCGACTTCAACAAGGCGAGCGGCGGATCGACGGCGATTACGGCCGGGGCGCTGGTGTATTACGACGTTGCCGAAGATGTCGCGAAAACGAATTCCGAATCGAGCGCTAACAAGCTGATCGGGAAAACGATCGCCGCGGCCGGCGACTCGGCGACGAAAGTCCGAGTGAAACTCTCGCAATAACTCGGCGCGACGACTCCCGCGCCGAGCGGGCCGCGCCTCGCCTGGTCTGGGCGGGGCGCGGCTCTTTCTCGATTCACTCTGAGGGGCTCGCCGATGGCGAATGCAACGTATCAGGCTTTGAACTACGTTCGACAAGTCCTCGAAACCGACTACACGGCCGGATCCGGACTCCTCACGGTTCCGGACGGTTCGGCGTTCGGGACTCCATCGGCCGGCGCTCCGGTTCTGGTGACGGCGTTTGCCGCGGCGTTTCCAACGGTTCCGCTTTTCAACGCGCGAGTGACCGGCCGATCCGGGAATGTGCTCTCGATCGCCTCGATCACCTGGGGTACGGAGGCGAATCTCGCGGCCGGGGATCTCGTGGCGCTGACCGTCGCCGCGGAGCTCCTCGAGGAGCTCAAGACCGCGACGAATAGCAAGGCCGATTCGACGCACACGCACGATGATCGCTATTACACCGAATCGGAGATCGATCTCGCGCTCGCCGATAAGGCGGATTTGGTTCACACGCACGACGATCGCTATTACACCGAATCGGAGATCGATCTCGCGCTCGCCGGCAAGGCGGATTTGGTTCACACGCACGACGATCGCTATTACACCGAATCGGAGATCGATCTCGCGCTCGCCGGCAAGGCCTCGAGCTCCCACACGCACGCCGCGGCCGAGATCGTCTCGGGAACGCTGGCGATCGCGCAGGGTGGCACGGCCGCGAGCTCGGCCAGCGGGGCGCGGACGGCGCTCGGGTTGGCGATCGGTTCGGACGTGCAAGCCTACTCAGCACGGCTCGCGGAGGTCGCCGCGGCGGCGATCACGAAGGGCGGCATTCTGGTCGCCAACGGTTCCGGGTGGGTGATCCTGCCGGCCGGCACCGATGGGCATATCCTTACCCTCGATTCCGCTCAATCGGCCGGCCTGAAATGGGCCGCGGCGAGCGGTGGCGGTGGCGGTGGCGATCTCACGCGATTGTTTTCCGGAACTTCGACTACCTCGGCTAGTGGCAGTACATCGGAAGTATCCATAACTCCAACGGGAGAGGGGTCCCTTACACTGCCGGCGGATTTTCTGACGGTGGGCAAGTCGATCCGAATTCAGGCTACCGGAGTCATCACGACAAGCGCCTCGGCTGGTCAATTTGGGATTAGGTTCTATCTTGGTTCTGTTGTGGCTCTGCCGTGGGAATCGACTCGCCTCTATACGACGGGGCTTACCGATCTGATATGGAAGTATGATGGCATAATAACGTGTCGATCTACCGGCGCCTCCGGCTCTATCATTGGTCAATCGGACTTTCAGTATTACAACACGGTCAACGCTGTAACGAGTCGAATGGGTGACGGCGTTTCTTCGCCGATTACCATCGATACGACGGTAAGCCATGTCATGGATCTAGCTTGGCGGTGGACAAGCGCGGACGCTGGGAACAACATTCGACTTACAAATCTTTTGATAACGGCGCTTGGATAAATGAACGGGATCATAATCGGATCGATCGCGTTCGCGGAGTGGCCGGCCGGCGATGTTCCGGCCGCGGTGGCGGCGCCGTGCGAGGATATCCTCGCCGCGGGCCTGGGGTGGCTCGCGGAGACGCTCGAGGCGGAGGTCGGTCAATCGATCACCTATCGCCGCGGGCTGGCGTCCGTGGCGCTCTGCGCCACGTTCGGGCAGACTCAAGTCCAGCGCGAAGACGGCGCCGGCGGGATTGTGATCGAGGCGACGGATCGCGACTTTGTGATCCGCTCGAGCCGGCTCCGCCTGAACGGGATCGCGGTCGTTCCGGCGCGCGGCGACGTGATCGAGTGGAACGACGGCGCGGGCAAGGTTCACTCATTCGAGGTCGGGGCGATGGGGGCGAGCGGTCCGGCCTGGCGGTGGAGTGATCCCTATCGCCGGCGAATTCGGATCCATACGACCTACAAGAAAACGGAGGCGGCGGAATGAGTCGAATCTCCGATCTTGCCGATGGGGTGGTCCAAGTGATTGCGTGGGCGATCGCCGGCGAGGCGCTCTCGATCCCCTGCGCCGTTTCCCGTCACTATGTGCCGGCGCGGACTCCGGAGGAGATCGAGGCCTCCGCGGTGGCGCTGGTGTCGGTGGTTCCACGCTCGAGCTCCGCGACTCCGTTCGATCGGGCGCGGGACGCGCGATCGATCACGATCGATATCGGGATTCAATCCAAGGCCGGCGAGGAGCTCGCGGAGATCGATCCGCTCGCCGACCTGGTGGAAGAGATCGAGGCGCTTTTCTGGCGGAAAACCGTCGAAGGCTGGAAGGTGGCCGAGATCCGGAATGATCCGATCTATGTCCCGGCTCACTTGATCGACTCGAGGATCTTTACTGCCGTGCTCTCGATCCGTTTCGATGCCTGGCTCGCGGGGGGTGGGGCGTGATCGGGATCAAGGCCGGCTCCGGTCGCAACTGGTTTTTCGACTCGCCGCGGGTCCTCGCGGGGGTCGATCGGGCGCGGCGGCGCGTGCTCTCGCGGTTCGGTGCGTTCCTGCGCACGGCCGCGAGGAGCTCGATCCGGAAGCGGAAGGGGGCGAGCGCTCCGGGCAAGCCTCCCTCGAGTCATACGGGGATCCTCCGGCGGTTTCTCTTCTTCGCGTGGGATCCGTTCGCTCGATCGGTGGTTGTCGGGCCGGCGGCGGTCAATCAAGTATTCTTCGGAGGCGACGGAAAACCGCTCGCCGGCGGCACGGTGCCGGAGGTCCTCGAGCGGGGCGGATCGATCCATGTCCTCGAGTGGCTCCGGCGCGGCCAGTGGTCGCGGGTCGATCTCAGGCGGCGCCGGCGGATCGCCTCCGAGAATTACCCGACTCGGCTCCGGAGGGTGTCGATCGCGGCGCGGCCGTACATGGGGCCGGCGCTCGAGCAAGAACGGCCGCGGCTCGCGGAGCTCTGGAGGGATTCGGTCAAGGCGGCGTGAGGGTGGCGAACGACCTAGGCGGCGAGGAGCTCGGCCGCATCACTCCGGAGGATCCGCTCGATCGAGGGCGGAAAAGTGGCGATTCTGGGGCTTGATTGTAAGACCTATGTGAACACTGGCACCTATGCCAGTCCGACTTGGGTCCTTTTGGACAACATCGCGAACGAAACGTTGAATCTCTCGGCCGGCGAGGCCGCGGCCGATCGCCGCGGCGGCAATGGTTGGAAAGAGCGGCTTGCGACGCTCAAAGATGGATCGGTTGATTTCTCGATGAACTACCAGCCGGGGGATGCGAATTTCGACACGCTCTTTGATGCGTTTATGGGGCGGGATCAACTCGAATTCGCGTTCATGGATGGACCGATCGCGACAACCGGATCGGAGGGGCTCCGCGCCACCTGTCAGGTTTTCAAATTCGAGATCCCGCGGGATCTCGAGGTTACGGTCGTCTGCAATATCGGCGTGAAGCCGTCGCCGGCGACGAATCCTCCGGAATGGTACGAGGTGGGGGCGTAATGGGGACCTTCATCGACACGGCCGGCCGCGAGTGGCCGATCGCGCTCAACGTCGGCACGGCCAAGCGGGTTCAGATAGAGACCGGGATCAACCTCTATCGACTCCTCGAGGGGGAATTTTCCGGCCTCGCGGAGCTCCTCGCCGATCCGATCAAGCTCGCCGGCGTGGTCTGGGCACTGGTGAAGCCGGATGCACTCACGCGGGGCGTCTCGGCCGAGACGTTCCTCGAGAGCCTTTCCGGCGAGGTCCTCGAGCGGGCCGGCGAGCTCTTGATCGACGGGATCCTCGATTTTTTCCCTCCGCGCCGTCGCGAGGTTCTGAGGCGGATCCTCGAGGCGGCGCGGGCCTTGAACGAAACGAAGCTCCGCGAGCTCGAGACGAAAGTCGCCGAGCTGGATCGAGCAACTATTCCGCCGAGCTCGCCGAGCGCTTGATTTACGAGCTCGCCGGAGCGGTGGGGGTCGATCCCGGACCCTATACCCTCCGCGAGCTCGATCTCATGGCGCGCGGCCGCGGCCGGATGCTCTGGGGAATCGCCTCGCACGTTCTCGCGCTGGTGGCGAATGTTCACCGCAAGCCGGGATCGAGTCCGATCGAGGCCGCGAGCCTCAATCCGTTCGCGGAGCTCGATCGCACGGAGGTCAAGCAACGGCCGCGGGTGGGTGTCTCGGCCTTGAAAGCCTTTCTGAGAAAGTGATCCAACTATGTCCGGATTATCGCTAGTGACGAACGAATGCGAGGAGCCGGAAACGATCAACGCTTCGGCTCCGGCTCGCGTTCCCTCGCGGCGATCCTCGCCGCGGACTCTGGCCGGCACGATCGACGAATCGGCCGAGCGGTTCTTCGCGCTCCGGGCGCGGGTCGATCGGCTCAAGAAACGGGCCGAGCGGATCCTCGCGGAGCGGAAGCGCCTCGAGGCCGAAAGCGAGGAGCTCCGCGAGCTCTATCGCGAGGCGCTCGAGCGCCACGGCCTCGAGGTGCTCGAGGGGGAGCGGTATCGGGTCCGGCGCGGCGAGGGCCGGCCGTCCTTCTCCGCGGCCGATCTCGAGCGGATCGGTCATCCCTTCATTGAATTGCGGGCGCGGCTGGTCGATGCGGAATGCCTCGCGGCGTATCGCCGCGGCGATCTGCCGGCCGAGATCGTGGTCAAGCGCTCGCCGTGGGTTCTCTTCGAAGAAAGGTAGATCCATGCCGGGCGCTTCGACTCAGGGGATCCGCGCCGGCCGCGCGTTTGTGGAGATCCTCGCGGACGATTCGAAACTGATCGCCGGCCTCCGCTCGGCCGAAACGCGCTTGAAGGGGCTCGGCTCCTCGATCGCCTCGATCGGGGCGAAGCTCGGGGGGCTCGGGGCGGCGATCACGGCGCCGATCACGGCCGCGGCCTCGCTCTATGGGTCGATGGGGGACACGATCGCGAAAGCCGCAACGCGGACGGGGATCGGTGTCGAGGCGCTCTCGGAACTGGGCTACGCGGCCGGTCAATCCGGGACTTCGCTCGAGGTCCTCGAGAAGTCGATCGCGAAAATGCAGCGGACGATTACGGAGGCCGCGGACGGCTCGAGCTCGGCCGGCGACTCCCTCGCCGCGCTCGGCCTGTCGGCGCGTGAGCTCGCCGGACTGAGGCCGGAATACCAATTCGAGGAGATCGCCGATCGGCTCTCGAGGATCCCGGACCCGACGACCAGGGCGGCGCGGGCGATGGATCTTTTCGGCCGGAGCGGTACGGCCTTGCTCCCCTTGCTCGCCGATGGCGCGCAGGGGATCGAGGATCTCCGGGCGCAGGCGCGGGCGCTCGGCCTGTCGATGCGCACGGACGACGCCAAGGCCGCGGAGGTGTATGGGGATCGGCTCTCGGATCTCTCGCTCGCCTTGAAGGCGATCGGATTCACTGTCGGCGCGAGTGTCGCTCCCTCGATCACGGCGTTCGCCGCGGGGGCCTCGAAAACCGTCGCCACGGTGGGGCGGTGGGTGAATGAAAATCGGGCGCTTGTCGATGGGGCGTTGAAGGTTGGGTTGGCGATCACGGGCGCGGGGGCGGCGGTGGTGGCGCTGGGGGGGGTGTTCTCGCTCGCGGGTGTCGCGGTCGGTGGCCTCGCCTCGATCTTGACGACGGTTGGGGCGGTGGTCGGGGCGGTGCTCTCGCCGGTGGTGCTCTTGACGGGCGCCGTCGCCGGCCTGGGCGCCTATCTGGTCACGTCCACCAATGCCGGCCGGGCCGGCCTGGCCGGCCTCGCCGATGGGTTCGGCGAGCTCCGCGGCGAGGCCTCCGCGGCGATCGACGGGATCGCCGGTTCGCTGGCGGCCGGGGATATCGCCGCGGCGGCGCGGATTCTCTGGGCTACGCTCCGGCTCGAGTGGACCAAGGGGACGGCGTTTCTGTCGGCGAAGTGGATCGAATTTAAGGGGTTGGCGCTCGAGACGGCGAGCGCCGCGGCGTTCGGGATTCTGGGGGCGTTTAACGACTTGTGGGCTTGGCTCCGGAGCGAGCTCGCGGCGATCTCGACCACGTTCGCGGACGCATGGGATCGGGTGGTTTCCACGGTCACAAAGGCGATCAACTCCATCACGGGCGAGGGGGATCTCAACCAATTCGTGGACCAGAACACGGAGGCCGGAATCGCGGCTCGCGGCGCCGAGCGCGATCGCAATCTCGCCGGGATCGAGGCCGATCGGCAACGGGAAGCCGAAGCGCTCCGGGCCGGACAAGCGCAACTCACGGCCGAGCTCCTCGCCAAGAATGAGGCCGAGCTCGCGGGCGCCGGTTCGGAGCTCGAGCGGGCGCGGGCCGAATTCGCCGCGGCACTGGAGGCCGGCAAGGTGGCGCGCGACAAGGCCGGCGAGGGAACTCCGGCGATCGGTCGCAAGGCCGGATCGATCGATCTCGGCGAGCTCACTCCGGAGGCGCTCGCCGGGGCGCTGGGGCAGGCGAAGCAAACGAGCGAGATCGCCGGCACGTTCGCCGCGGACGCGGTGCGGGGGTTGGGCGCCTCCTCACTTCAAGAGCGGACCGCGAGCGCAACCGAAACGATCGCCAGCAACACGGGCCGGCTCCTCGAGCAAGCGCGGCAAGGCCGGTTGGTTTTCGAGTAAGAACGGGGGGACGGGTCGATGCCGGTCAACGTCTATGAGCTCGCCGGATCACGCGGGGCGATCGTTTCGCCGGCGAGCTCGATCGAGCTCCGGTATATGCTCGAGGGTTCGGAGGATGACGCGGAGATTCGATCGGAGCTCGCCACGGCCGCGCCGGCGACGTATGCGGGCCTGGAGCTCGAGAGCCTCGAGTCGAATCCGCTCGGGGGCGGCATTTGGGAAGGGGTGGCGCGGTATTCCTGGCGGGGCGTCGATAGTGAATTCGCGTTCTCGATCGGAGGCGGGTCGCAACGGATCACGCAATCGATCGCGACGGTCAATTCCTACGCTCCCTCCGGCCTCACGGCTCCCGATTACAACGGGGCGATCGGTGTCTCGGATCGAGGAGTCGAGGGGGTGGAGATCGAGGCGAAAGTCTTTGCGTTCTCGGAAACCCACTACTTCGCCGATTCGCTGGTCACGGAGGCCTATAAAGATGCGATCGCCGCGGTAGTGAAAACGTGGAACGTCGCCACGTTTCGAAGTCGCGCCGCCGGCACCACGCTCCTCGATTCGGTGACGGGATCGAAGCGCGGCGGATCGGATAAATGGGCGCTCACGTTCAATTTTAAGGTGAGTCCGAACGCGACGGGGCTCTCGGCCGGCACGATCACGGGGATCTCCAAGCGCGGTTGGGATTACTTGTGGATTCGATACGAGGATGCGATCGACGGCACGGCCTTTAGCCTCACGAAGATTCCGCGCGCGGCCTATGTCGAACAGGTCTATTATTCGGGCGACTTCTCAACTCTGGGGATCGGCTCGTGAGTGGCTTTTCGTCGGTCAAGGCCGGGGATCCGCTCGTGATCTCCGCGAGCGAGTGGCGCCGGATCGGCGCGGCGGTGGAGGCCTTTGAACGGAGCCGGAGCTCCTTCGCCTCCGGTCCGATCCTCGAGGCGCTCGAGCCGGATCTCGTGATGATCCGCAACGATACCGGCGATGACCTGCCGCGGTTCGGCGTGGTCGGACTCGGCGTGGCGCTGATCGATCCCGACGATTCGGAGGCCGGTTTCCTCGCCTCACGGGCGCTCGAGGGGGAGCTCGCGACGGCGCTGCACGGTTCCCGGCTCGCGGTGGCGCTGGCTCCGATCCGCGACGGGGCGATCGGGCCGGCCGCGGCCTCCGGTGTCGTTCCGGTCCGGATCTCCGTCGCCGGCGATTCGGATCACGGGGCGGCGCGGCTCAAGATCGGCGAGGCCGGATTCCTCGAGGCGCATCCGGCCGGCTCCGCGGCGGTGCTCTGGCGCGAGGGGGGCACGGGGGAGCAATGGGCGATCGTGCGCCTCGGATCGGCTCCGGTCGCGGTGGTGGCCTATGTCGGCTCCGGCGGGATCTCCGCGGCGAGCGAGGCCTCCGGCGTGCTCACTCCTGGATCCGGATCCGCGACGGTGT